GGGTGCGCTCGATCTGCCGCTGAATTATTTCCAGCGCTCGCTGCGTATCGATCGTGCCCTGATTATTCGCCTTCGCTGGACGCTCGATGCGGACCAGCAACGGGAAGGTCCCAGTGACCGTGAACTGCTGACCGCTCTGCCTTCCGAGGGATTCCTTCCCGTCTTTGAAAGGCTCGAAGTAGACGACCGGGTAGCTTCCGGACCAGGTTGCCCAATCGAGCATCGGGAACACGCTGTCGCCTGCATCGGTGGCCCCCTTCAAGGCAGCCACCATGATGTCGCGAAGTTCGGCTGAGTCGGTCATGGTTCCCCCGTGTCCGCGAGCATGAGCTTCACCGCGCCGTGCCCGTCGCTGCGGACCTCGCGCACGAGGAAGAGCGTACGCACGCTGGGCACACGCACACTGTCCCCCTGAACCGGCTCGGCGCGGAACTCGGCAAGACGCACACCGAGCACCGGCTTGGTCGTTGTCGCATCGACCTGTGGATCGATCAGGTCGACGTCCTTATAGGCGCTGTCGAAAACACCGGTGATGGTGTACGGCTCGCCGACCTGCGGGATGTACTCCGCAGGTTCGGCGAATACCTGGGCCAGCGGCGCGAGAACGTGCTTGTCCCAGTCGATAGGCATTACGAACCCCGGGTCACCGAGGGACCCTTCTTCACCGGCACGACGATCGAGCGCGCCGGCTTGGCGAGGAACCCGAGCTCGACCAGGCGCCCATGGTCCGCCGCCGGCACGCGGACAGTCTGTCCGGGCCGGCGGTTCGTACCATCGACGTCCTGCACCGTGCGGCCCTTAGCCACCGAGGCCTCGACGACCTCGACCTCGTCCTCGGCGGCGTCCTCGGCGGCGTCAGCGTCGGTGTCGGCGTCATCGTCCTCCGCGGGCGGGTCGATGGCGGGTGCAGCATCCGACGCCGCACCCGCCACCACAGTCCCGTCGGCTTCGTCGATCACCGCCGCGCTCTCTTTTTCGGGCGGCGTAGTGTCGACGCTGTCCACCTGCGCGGATTCCGGTGCGCCGGCCGGGCCGGCGCTACGCTGGTTGTTCGACGGGCGGCCCATCAGAACACCTGCGGGGCGCAGACGGTCGCGGCGAACGAGGCGTTCACGCGACTCGGGATGACGATCGGCGAGCTCTGCATCAGCAGAATGCGCTGGGCCGGGTCCTTCTCGACCCAGGTCTTCGGCGCATACGGCAGCGACTCGTAGTTGAACTCCGGGTCCATGATCTGGCCGAAGGCGCGCGTGCCCATCAGCTGCGGGCCCGACATGATCACCGTTCCGTCGGGGATCATCGGCTTCTCGACGCCGTTCTCGTCGATGAACCAGTCGTTGTACACCCAGAGGTTGTAGTTGCCCCAGCGCCCTTTGAACACCGCACCCGGCGCGATCGTGGGACCCGGGTTGATGGCGTTGCCGCCTTCACCCTGCTTCGGGAAGTAGATCGCGCCCTGGACGCCACGCGCGTTCAGGAAGTTGAGCCACGGGGTCGTGGTGAAGACGATGTCCTCGACCTGCGCACCGGACAGGCGAAGGATCTCGTGCTGCCACCGCTCGATACCCTGCGTCGGCACCGGGTCCCGGCCATCGGCATCGAAGTTCGCCGCGACGCCCCACTGGTTGTTGCCGGTCAGTGCCACGGTGAGCGCGCTATCGCGACCGAAGTCGACCAACTCGCTTTCGAAGCCCTCGCCCTCGACGAGGACGGTGCCGCTGCACAGAGCCTGGGCGGCCATCCACTCGAGGCGGCGATCGAGCATGTCGATCTGGTCCGTCATCTCGAAGTTGATATTCGCCTGCTCGCGCTCTGCGCCCGTCAGCTGACCGCCGCCGATGCGCTCGCCGATCTGACGCATGACCGGCTTGCGCAGGTCCGGAGCGCGCTTATCCTTGATGTAGGCGGGCTTGTACAGGTTCGTTTGGTAGCGACGCTGCTCGACGATCTTGCCCTGAACGAGCGGGCTCACGAACGGCGACATACGGCGCAGGCCGACGTCGATGTCGATCGCGACGAATTCGGTGTCGCTGGTGACGACGTTGGGGAAGAAGCGGTCCAGCAGGAATTTCTGGGAACGCTTCAGCGTCGGAACGACCTGAATCAGGTCGGTGGTGCTGAAGGGAAACGTGCTCGTGGCGCTCATCGGGCCTCTCCGTGTGGGGCGTCGGTGGCGGCCCAAAAGAAAAAGCCCCTCGTGGGGGCTTTTTCGTTGAGCCTGCTGGGTGGGTGGGTTACGGGGCGCTGTTGTTGGACGGCGGAGCCGCCGACACCGAGCTCTTGAGGAAGATGCCGAAGGCGCGAGCGGCACTGGTGACCTGCGCCAGCGTCCAGCTCGCGTCGCGGATCACCGCTGCGGCGTTGAACTCGCCAGCCAGGTACGCGCCGGCCGTCACCGGACCCGTGGAGGCATCGGCGTCGTCCGCGAGGATCGCGACCGGGTTCTGGCTGCCATCGCTGGCCGTGCGCACCGACTGGATGTAGACGCCGACGGCATCCTCCACGTCGATGTTGAAGGCGTCACCGGCGACGAACGCAGTGCCGCCCGCAGTGATGGTGAAGCCGACTCCGCTGCTGGTGAAGGCGGAGCCCACCGTGGCATTGCCCAAGGACACGCCCTCGGGGTCGACCACGGCGAAGGTGGTCGCCGCGGTGGCGATTGCGGTGTAGCGGCCGGTCTTCGGGGCCGAGCCGACGACGAGGGTGCCGATGGTGCCATTGCCGGTGTTGCCTGCTTTCGCAGCGGCCGTGACAGGAACCGCCGTCTGCTGGCCAAGCACGGTACCGCGCTTGAGTTTGCCGGCGCCGAGGATGATCGGCTGCGACACGAGGTTGCGCGCGTCGGCGATGAGCTGATCGGGCACGAAGACGTGCGCGCTGATGCCGGGCTGCTGGACGTTGTCGCCGATGATGGAAGGCGTGAGCGTCATGGGTTGCTCCTGGGATAAATGGTGGTGGTCGGCAATTACTTGCCGCGGGCCTTCTCGCCAGCGGCGATGATGGCGGCGGCAACCGGGCTCATGCCGGCGGGGGCGGCCGCGCCACCGTCGACGCCCGCAGCCGCGACCTTCACGGCTGCCATGCGCTCGTCCAGACCGCGGCGGGGCGTTGTGGCGCCGGCCGCGCTCGACGTCAGAACGGCGATGGCTTCGTGGCGCGACATGTTCGTGCTGAACGCGAGCGTGGCGGCGACGTCCGGACGAGCACCGGCGGCCTTGCATCCGAAGATGGCTGCGCAACGAGCGCGCTCACGGCGACGGGCTTTTGCGGCAGCGCTGTTGCCGCGCATTTCCTCGTCGTCATCGTCCTCGTCGTCCATCTCGTCATCCTCGGCACGCGACTTAGCGCGGCGGGACGACTTGTTGTCCTCGTCCTTGTCGCCCTCATCGTCCTCATCATCGGCGCGCGAGCCCTTCTCCTTATCGTCCTCGTCGTCACCGTCGCCCTCGACGCGGGTTCCCTTTGCGCCCTTTTCCTTGGTGTCATCGTTGTCGTCTTCGGCGCGCCGGCCCTTCTTAGCCTTGTCGTCCTCGTCCTCCGTGCTCGCAAGGCCGATCAGGTGCGGCGAGCTTGGTACGCATGCTCATGGGTGGTATCTCCAGTGGTTAGGCCAGCTCGGCAATGAGCGCCCGAAAAGCGGCATCAGGCGCCGCGACTGCGTCCGCGAGTCCCTTGCTGACGCCCTCGGCGCCCAGGTACGTCGTGGCTTGGGTATCGCGCACCGTGCTGGCGGCGACGTTCCGGTTGCGGGCGACGGTGTCGACGAACAACTCGCCCATGGTGTTGATGTCGCCCTGGAAGCGATCGAAGGCTTCCTTAGATAGCGGGATCTCGGAATGCCCATCGGCCTTCCGGTCGCCGTAGTGAATGAACGTGACCTCGATCCCTGCGCTCGTGAGCGCCTTGGAGAAGTCGACGTGCATGCAGATGACGCCGATGGACCCGGTGCCCCCGGTGCGGGGTACGTGAATCTTGTCGGCCGCACTGGCAATGGCGTAGCCGGCCGAGAATGCGCTCTCTGTCAGGATCGAGCGAATCGGCTTATCACCGCGCGCTCCGTAGATGGTGTCGACCAGATCGAAACAGCCGGCGACCTCGCCCCCGGGCGAGTCGACGTCGAGGACGATCGCCTTCACGCCGTCGTCGTTCATGGCAGTCATGAACGCCTGCCGGATCCCGTCGTAGCCAGTCATCCCCGACCACGGCCGGAGCGTGCCGAGCTTCTGCACCAACGTCCCGTGCACGGGGATGACTGCGACATCGCCGACCAGGTCGTAGCCCTTGTCGCGGTCCCTGTAATCGTACGCATCGTCGTCGCCGTAGAAGCCGGCACGCGGACGGATGGCCTCGCCTTCCACATTCATCATCCGCGTCACGCCCAGCCTTTCGGCGAGCGCGGCCATGATGACCTCGGCCTTGTCGCGGTGGATCGCCAGTGGGCGGTTGAACAGGCGCTGGGCGAGATGGGCGAACTGCATCAGGTCGGCTCCGGCTTGGAGATGGTTTCGCTCGCCGGCGTGTAGCCGGGCACCTGCATCCCTGCCCACGTTGGGACCGGGATGCCGAGCTCCTTGAATTTCTCGATCTCGCGCGCCCGCTGCTCCAGGACTTCCTCGTAGTCGAGGCCCTGCTCCATGCACTCCAGCTGCAGCGTCGACAGGCCGGCGTCCATACCGAGCACGGAACCCTGCTTCTCGGCCACCGGATCAATCCAGCCACGTGCCGGTCCCATCCATTCGGCGCGGCTGTACATCGCCCGGCATTCCGCGAAAGGCGGCGCGCCGGCAGGCATCGGGTACTCGTCGACGTCCATCGACTCTTCGAGCCAGCAACCAACCACCGGCTGCGCGAACCCCGTGCTGAAATCGGCCTGGCGGCGCTTGAGCGTCTTGAACGCCTCGAGCAGCGCGCCGCGGGCCGAGCTGTAGTTGGTGTCGGACCAGTCCTGGCTGATCTGCTGGGACGACAGTCCCGTTGCAGCGGAGAAGTTCCGAAGAAACACCTTCTCGAATTGCGCGAAGTTCGAGTTCGGCCTCTCGGCCTTCACCGCGTTGATCTTTTCGCCCGGGAACAGGATCGGGACCCTGACGTCGCCAAGCATCGTCCGACGGTCGGCATGGAAGTCGCTTCGGGCGCTCTGGTAGGCCGACATCTCCGTGCTGTCGCCGATCGCCTGCTCGACCAGCTGCGGATCGAACGGGCTTTCGATGTAGGCACCGAACATCGAGTTGATAACGGCAGCGTCCAGCTCCGTCGAGTCCATCTTCGCGAGCATCCGCATGCGTTGCAGGATCGGCGT